GAATAGCCTTACAGGAAATACCAGACTTAAATGAAGGACACTTTGATTGGTTCCTAGAAGAGTTTGAAGGATTTACCCGCAGACAAGAATTAGAACGAGCAATTTTAAAGTCAGCAGACTTGCTGGAAAAAGGCGAGTATGAGCCAGTTGAAAAGCTAATCAAAGATGCTGTGCAAATCAGTCTGACCAAAGACTTGGGCACAGACTTTTGGGCAACGCCAAAAGAAACACTCAACAAGTATTTCAACAAAGGTGGGCAAGTATCAACCGGATGGCCACAGATGGATCATATCTTGTATGGTGGATTTAGTCGCGGTGAACTGAACATTTTTGCCGGAGGATCTGGGTCAGGTAAGAGTTTGGTTATGATGAACTTGGCATTGAATTGGCTACAGCAAGGATTGTCTGGAGTATACATTACACTAGAACTGTCAGAAGAACTGTGTACCCTGCGTACAGCAGCCATGCTAACTGACATGAGTACCAAAGACATTCGACGTGATTTAGATTCTACTGAGCTTAAAGTTAAAATGGCAGGTAAGAAGTCGGGGTCATATCGTATTAAAAGTTTACCGGCACAAAGCAATGTAAATGATATCCGTAGCTTTATCAAAGAGTACGAGATTCAAACAGAAACAAAGATTGACTTTGTGATGATTGATTACTTAGATTTGATTATGCCAGTATCTGTTAAAGTTAATCCAAACGATCAGTTTATCAAAGACAAATACTCAGCAGAAGAATTGCGTAACTTGGCAATTGAACTCAACGTGCTAATGGTAACAGCTTCGCAGCTTAACCGTAGTGCAGTAGAAGAAATTGAGTTTGACCATAGTCATATTGCTGGTGGTATCAGTAAGATCAACACAGCTGACTTTGTGTTTGGTATCTTTACAAGTCGTGCCATGAAAGAGCGTGGTAAGTATCAAATGCAATGTATGAAGTCACGTAGTAGTCAGGGTGTTGGCAACAAAGTAGACTTAGACTACAACATTGAAACCATGCGTATTACAGATGCAGGGCTTGATGAAAGTGGGCATGCATTTGGCAACGGCGGCCCACCTAAGCCCAACATACTGGATTCAATTAAGGTTAAGAGTCAGATTAAAGATGATACTGAACACAGCAAAGTCACAGCTGATATACAGAGCAGCAAACTCAAACAGTTATTGGGAACAATTAAACAAGGATAACACATGAATTTAATATGTTTTCCTCACTATACCTGCGGTGGATTGTTATGTGATATCATAGAAGATACCATGAGCGAATTTGCCGACAACGGCGGACTTTCGAGTCCCACACACAATGCAGGTAAGATTGGTGATTCAGCTGATGTATTTGATAACTACGATGTTGACGAATTTATGAATAGAGTACAACCCTGGATGGATTCCAGCAGATGGATAGGGACACATTGCTGGCCAGGCCTGTTGCCCTTGGACAAATTTGAATTTGTCATTAACGTCACTACTGCTACCTATGCCAGCAAGATATATCGTTGGTACAGAGCTTATCAGCTGTTCTTTGCTCCCATGTGGCAACATTTGTCAGGCGATGAATTGGTTGATCAAATAAAACAAAAAGCTAAATTTTATCTTAAATCAGCAGAACCTGTTGTTGCACCTAATGTGTTAAATTTAGAGTTTGCTGATGTAGTAAATCAAACTGAAGAACTAGCGCAGGCCCTAGATAGAGGCCGTGTTCCCAGAAACAATTCAAACACGCATTTGACCAGATGGGCTGAACAAAATAAATTTCTATACGAAACTGACATTTGGAACAGCACGGCTGCTAAAAGTTTCTTTCACGCTGAATTTGAAATCAACTTAGGTCGTGGCTACCAGTGGGGCGCCGACAAGCATTACCGCACATGAAGAAAATATACACATTCGGTGATGGTTTTGCAACTGGTCACTTATGGCCTGAATGGCCGCAAATACTGCAAGCCCTAGTGCCAGACTACCAAGTGATTAATGACTGTTCTGCTGTTGGCGCAGGAGCAGAATATCTAGTAACTGGGTTTGTAGATCTTATACCAGAACTGGAAAATCATCTGGTAATTTTCCAATGGCCCATGGCTGAAAGATTTGATAAACTCGTCGAAGACAAGCACTGGTTCCATGTGGGCAAAACAGATCCTGTTTATCACTTTAATTTTCATAAACGACCCTACGGAATCTGGTGGATCAGCAGCGCCAGTCGGCAGCCCCAAGTGCGAGAATATCATGAAAAATTTGTACAGTCTGGGCAGCATAAAATACGACTAACAAACTATCAGACATTAGTACGCAATACCTTAGAAAATCTCAACTGTGACTATTATTTTACATCAACAGATGAGCACCAGTACTATTCAACCTTGAATAGATTTGCAGAAACAAGACAGCAAGAAATACAGCCCAGTCCCATTGTACACTACTATTTTCTAATAGAAAAAATCTTGCCGAATATCAATATAACATATGACCCAGTTCGGGCAAAACGCTTAGAAAATCTGATCACAGCACAGTCCTGGCAGTCTTACGATCCTTATGGCAAAGAAATTTGGCGTGATCTTGTTGCCCGTTTAGATTAACAAAACCGATAAATAACACAAAGGTACTGGCTATTATGCAGAAAAAAACTCGCAGCATTCTGGAAGAATTAGATTCGATCTATCAAGATCGTTTCCAGGATCGAGATCGTCGCTATATTGTAGAAAGCCGTGCCACTAATGTGATTGCCAGTGCTATTAGATTAATTGAACAGATAGAATCAGCTTATCCCCCTGATCAAGCAGACAATCTAGTGAGAAAACTACTAAATGCAATACGTGACCGCGACCCTACAAAATTTACTAGAACAGTGAGAAGAACAGATGAAAATTAAAGATGTATTAATAGAGCAAACATCTCCAGCGTTGCAGCCTGCTGCACAACCTGCTGCACAACCTGCTGCACAACCTGCTGCACAACCTGCTGCACAACCTGGGGCTGTAAAAAATGTACAGCAGGCGGCTGTACAAACCAAAGGTCAGCAGACTCAAGGCATGTTAAACGTACAGGCGTTGAAGCAACTGTTGCCGGGTGTTGACGGAACCAAATTAACGCAGGCTATGACAGCAGTTAAATCAGGCGCTATGACAACGGCACACTATCAAATATTAGGAATGGCTTTCCAACAGTTGGTTCAAGCAGATCCTGCCACCACTGTCAAAGCAATGAATCTGTTAAAGCGAGTACAACAGGAACCAGTGTCAGAAGCAGGAGTGCTAGATTATGCCAAGGCTATAGGCCAGAACATTGGTCAGAGAGTCACAGGCCAGACCCCAACTCAGACCATTGGACAAGCAGCTACCTCGTCTGCAGCAGCAGCAAATGCAAAAACCATAGGCCTTACTGCTGCTAAACAATGGGCCAACAAAGCAGCATTGCTAAGACAACAGGCATTGGCAGCAGCAACAGCCGCTAGAACACCGCCCGCTGACCCAAGAAAACCCATTGCTGACGATGTTTATAAAGCACATCTTGAAGACTTTGTTAACAGAGTGATGTTTCGCGGAGATATGGATGCGTTGGATGCTGCTAGTAAGCCTCAGGTTGATAACGCAATTGCAAAATTAGTAGCATCGCAAGGTTCAGTTAAACCGGACGAATTTAACGCTCTGGCATTGGCATCATTGACGGCTAGAACCACTAGACCTGGGTCAACACCTAAACCAGTTGATCCGTCTGCACCAGTACCAACAACAGCATCAGTGGAAACAGAGTTAGCAGCACAAGGTGTCAGAATACGCGACAATGAAACGCAGATGAACAAGGCATTGTACACAGCTGGTATTGATCCCAGAATAAAGGCCACCGGTGACCCCAGGGCAGATATGTTGTTGAAAAGATTTGGATACGATCCAAGATGAACATATTTGAAATAACTCTCAAGTCCACACCTACTACCTTGGTAGAAAGTGTGTGCAAAGATTTAACTGCACCGCAGAGAAGAGTTGTTGAGGGTGTTGTGCGCGAACTTCGGCCTTTGTTTGAAGATGCCCTTACTCCTGACCAGATAAGCAAAATATTTACACAAGCAGAACAAGAAGTAACTGCTGCTGGTTCTAATCGCTCTGGTGTTGGTAAAACTGTAGATGCAACCAAGGCAGGCATTGGTAAAACTGTAGATGCAACCAAGGCAGCAGGCAGTGCAGTAGGTGCTGCTGCTGGCGCTGTAAACAAGGCCATTGATGGCCTAGGTGGTTTACTACAGAAGACTGCACCTGTAAAATATTTTGATAAAAAGTTTGAAACGCTAAAGACCAATATTGCTGCTAAATTAGGAGCTGACAGCAACACAATGGCTGCAATTGACAAGCTGGGTCAATATGCCCGGGCTAATCCAGGCAAGACAGCGTTTGCAATTGGAACATTGACAGCAATAGCAGCCTTTGCCACAGGACCTGCTGGTGGTGCTGTTGCAGGACAAGTGCTGCGTGCTGCAACAGAATTGTTGAAAGGTGAGCAGTTATCCAGTGCTTTAGGCAAGGGCGCAAAGTCTGCTGCGATTGGTGGACTAGTAGGAGCTGGTGCTAAAGAACTAGGTGGTATGCTTTCTAGTACCATGCAAGCAGTAGCAGATCAGCTTCACCCTGGTGTCAATCGATTAATGCTCGATTGGAAGAATGTATTCGGCCAGACTGTTGCTAATATCGATGTTCGTGGACTTCCTCAAGATATTGCACCTATACAAGCTATGTGGAGGAAAGCAGTTGCTCAGTACAGCAGTGGCAATTACAGCAAAGCTGTTGAACGCCTGATGCAACTTGATCAGATGGTTGATAAGATTAGCACACCAGAATATATATCAAAGTTATCTACCGAAATACAGGATCGAAAAAACTGGCAAGCAGGTGCTAAAGCCTTTAAGAAAGCCATCGATGCTACTGTCGCTGCTGCACAAGGTGTAGCGACGGCCACTACTGCTAACACACCAGCACCAACAGCAGCACCAGCAGCAGCAGCACCGGCAGCACCACCAGCCCCGGCAGCCCCAGCAGCAAACTTTAACCAAGTTAGAGAAAATCATTTTAGATTAACTAGCTACGAAATACGTGAAATATTTACTATTGCAGGCGGTTTGTTAAGTGAAGGTCCAATGGACTGGGTACGTACATATAGTAAAGGCAAAAATATTACAAACAAAATAACAGCCGACAAACTAAATCTGCTGTGGAAAAAAGAAGGCAGTCCCGCTGACAGTGATCATATTGCTGTAATACTACAGCGTGCCGGTATTGACGATAAAGTAATAGCAGCAGCGTTTAAAGCTGTTAGTGCTCCACTACCATCTTTTATTTCTAAATCTGCTATTGAACCGACTGCACAACCCGCCACAGCTACAGAACCTGCTACAGCCACAGCTACAGAACCTGCTGCAGGTAAATCAGCCACCGCTGCTCCGGCAATGGACACTGATCAAATTCTTAAATCATATGAAATGATGGCCCCAGAACAACGAAAACAATTGATCAAGGATTTAGAAATAATCGACAATCGTGACAGACCGTTCATCTATCCAAACGAAAGTCGCAAACGTCAGAGAAGAATATGAATTTAAACGAAGGCGGCAACGTATTTAAAGACTCAACAGGTAAGCCACTTACTCGTCGTATCAACCAAGCTGATGTCATGCCCACTGCACAGTGGCTAGAACAGATCACTGGACTAGATCTCACAACAGACAAAGACAAACGCGATGGCAAACCCGTTAAGTGGTTAGGATCAACTGGGCGCAAAGCAGACTCTGGTGACTTGGATATGAGTGTTGATGCCGGTGAAATGAGCAAAGATCAATTGGTAGCAGTACTAACAAAATGGTGCAACAGTAAGGGCGTAGATCCTGCACGTTATATCAAGAAAACAGGTTCAGCAGTACATTTCTTTACTGCCATCAACGGTAATCCCAAAAACGGTTTTGTGCAAACAGACTTTATGTTTAGCAACAAGCCACGTTGGACACAGTTTGTATTAAGCAACGACCCACGTAGCCAGTACAAAGGTGCCTTGCGTAATATTATGATGAACAGTATGGCCAAAGCCATGGGTTACAAGCTGAATCAAAACGACGGCATTATGGATCGTGCCAGCAACGAGTTGATCACAGACGACCCTTCTATGGTGGCACAAATGCTACTGAGTCCCAACTCTTCTGTTGCTGATCTTTACAGCGTGGAATCTATCTTAAAAGCCTTGGAAGCAGACCCAAAACGTGCTGCAAAAATTGCTGACTTCAAAGCACACATGGAACGAGAAGGCCTACAGTTTGACGAAGGCATTTACAAAAGCACAGAACTCTATACTGAATATACAGAAGTCAGCTTTATGGCCCGCTTGCGTGACCGTATTGTAAATCAAGGCATGGCAGTTATAGTGGAAGGAGTGCGTATTGAGCACCCTGAGGACATGATATTTGATCAGCGACCCAGTGCTGGCTTAAAGCAAGCACTAGATGGTATTGTTGCTGCTGCAAAGAACCCAAATGAAACCACAGTCAAGTGGGATGGAAAGCCTGCCATCATATTTGGACGTAAACCAACAGGTGAATTTGTATTAACAGACAAAGCTGGCTTTGGCGCCAAGGGATATGACGGATTAGCTACCAGTCCAGAACAGATCGCACAAATTATGAACATGCGTGGCGGCGAACGCGGAGAACTGATTGCATTATATCAACGCCTATTTCCTATGTTGCGCCGTGCAGTACCCCAGGACTTCCGTGGATATATTCAAGGCGACTTATTGTACAGTCAGACCCCAGAACTGGTCGGCAACAACTATGAGTTTACACCCAACACAGTAAAGTACACTGTACCTGCCGACACAGATCTAGGTCGTAAGATTGCACAAAGCACTGCGGCTGTTGCTATACATACCAGTTTAGCAGCACCGGGCGCAACACCTACACCAATTCGTGCTGCTGCGCTAGCACCAAGTCCAGGACTGTTAATTTTAGATCCCAGTCTCAAAGAGCCACGCGAAATTAAATTAAACGCCAACACAGTCAAAGATGCTACTCAACTATTAACACAGTATGGAGCAGCAATGGACCAGTTGTTTAATCCTGCAGAATTACGTGCTCGTAGAATCAGTGACTTCCCTGCACTGGTTAAAACATACATCAACAGTCGTGTTCGCAGCGGCAGCTATGACAACTTGATTGGTGGGTTTGGTAAGTGGGTGCAAGAAAAAGCACCGACAAAAGCACCGCGCATTTTTGAATGGGCTACAGAAAACAAGCAAGCAGTGGCAGCACTATTTCAAGCGTTCTTAGAAATATCCAGTCTTAAAACTGAAGTAGTGCGTCAGCTGGATGCACAAGCACACGATGTACAGGCCAGCATCAACAACGAACCCGGGCATGAAGGATACGTAGGCAACGGTATGAAGTTTGTGGACCGTATGCGTTTTAGTGCTGCAAACTTTGCTAAAAACAATCCTGAATTAGGATAGGTACCCGGGTATTTTTGCCATTTGGTATAAATAAGTGTAGGGACGAAACATTCCCACTTAAAAAAGGAGCTTTAAAATGGCATATTTTCCACCAGCAAACGGTGATGCACAACCGGTATACGCATTAGACATCAACAACGGCCCTCAAGAAGGCGATATCTCTACCGCTGCACTAGTGCAGATGGCAGGTCCTAAGTTAGACTACTTCAAAGTTATCGTTCAGAACGGTTCGCAACAAGCAGTTGATATTACCAATCAGTTGGGTAACGTAACAAGTGGTGTTTTCACACCAGGTGTTGTTGTTCAAATCAACCAAGCTATTCAGCGTACAGCTACAATCGCTATGTACCAAGTTGAAGCTGACACAAGCGGTCAGATCAGCTACGGTATCTACCCAAGTGGTGCTTGGACTGCTGCTACTCTTGACGCAGCTCTAAAAGCACTAGGTAACGTTCAGATCACAGCTAGCGATGGCACAGTGACTGGTGTTAACGTTTCAGGTACAGATGTTACTGACGCAGGTTTCAAACTAGCCTAATAGCCAGTTTTGATAACCCGAACAGCCCCGGATTTATTTCGGGGCTTTCTTTTGGCCATTAAATACCTATACTATGCAACCACTCAACCCAATTCCTCTATGGCCTGTTTTAATGTATGATTTTCAATGGGACGAACACAATCAATATCGAGACGAACTTGCTCAAGTCTGTTACGATCTTGAAGCAAAGAAACATGTCAGCAATGTAGCACCTGATGCCAAACGTGGCTTATACGAAAGCGGATTTGACTTTGTATCCACAGATTCTCCTGCTGTTCTTGCGTTCAGTCATTGGGCTAAACAATGCCTGTTCCGTGCTGCTGCTAATATCAATAAGCCGTATTGGCCCCCGGGTATGAATGTCAATGTTGAAATACACGAGTCTTGGTGCCACATTACCCGTGATGGTGGCTATCACGATATGCATGCTCATCCTGGTAGTTCTTGGTCTGCTATCTACTATCTTGATACTGGAGACATGGGCGACGCAAATGACAAAAATGGAGTCAATAGATTTTATAATCCCAACCACTGTGCTTATTCAGATGCTGGGATGGCATGGACAAACCGCAATACCAGTATTGATTTTCAAGCTCAACCTGGTATGATGATTGTTTTCCCAAGTTGGGTACAACATTCTGCTGTTGTTTATCGAGG